CAGGTGGAGCAGCAACAGTAACCATATCTCCAAATTTAGTAGCATCTCTTGCAGATAATGAAGCTGTTACTGTAAATAAACCTAGCTTTACTGTATATCTTGAAAACAATGAAATCATGTATTCAACTGATGCTAGTGGTTTTTACAGCATTTCATTTGACGTTAGAGAGGTTATTACCTAATGCCTAGAAGTCTATCTGCTGCTTTACAAACACAAGTATCATCCACAGCCACTAAAACAGCTTTTTTAGTTGAGTTAAATCTATCATCTACCATTAGACTCACCGATTGGTATTCTGATGTTACTTATGATTCTAACAACTATGAAGCTGGTGGTTCTTTTCTTACAGTTGATGCAACAACTGAAACAGGTCAATTACAAGTTAATGAAATTAACTTAGGATTTTCTAATATTACAGATCAAGTTAGATCGTTGGTGCAGAGTGGAGCATTTACAGATAAAACAGTTGAAGTTTATTTGGCTTATTTTGATGTAAACGAAAGCATCGTTGGTGCAATTAATTTTTTTACTGGACAAATAAGAAACGTATCTATAAATGAAAATATAGATAGCTCAATTTTATCTATGACTGTTGCTAGTCATTGGGCAAATTGGAATTTAACCAAAGGCAGGCATTATTCTGATGAATCTCAGCAATCTTTTAGCTCTGGTGATAAGGGAATGGAGTTTGCTGGTCAAGTAAAAGAAGATGTTAGGTGGGGTATGTAATGAAATTTTTTGCTGCTGTTGGTGAATTTTTTAAAGCTGCTTTTGCTTTATTTGCCGAAGCAAAATTAATAACACAAATACAAGTTGCTCTAACAGCAGCAACTTTAGTTGTAGGTGTTAAAGGGTTTATGCAGGCTAGGGCAATGCTTGCCAAAGGTCAAGACATATTAGCAAACAAAACTTCTATGGGTGGCAAACTGCCAGTTATCTATGGAACAAGAAGGGTTGGAGCACAAATCATTTACATGGATGTTAATGACAACGATTCTAGAGATATGTATGTGGTCTATGCTTTGTCAGTTGGAGAGTGCGATGAGATTTTAGGCAGAACAATTGAGCTAGATGGCAACCCATTAACTGATTCTGCAAGATTCAGAGATGGTGGTTATATTGGCTCAGATAAAATATCTTCTGGCTCAGGATCATTAAATACAGTTTCACAAAACGGAACAGATAGTTTAAATCTTGCTGGTGGTACTTTTGGAACTAATCCTGCTGCTAAATATAGATATGTTATGAATTTACATCATGGAGCTGCATCGCAAACAGCAGACCCCATGCTAGTTGCATCTATGTCAAATTGGACTTCATCACACAGGCTAGATGGGATTTGTTATATAGCAGCTCATTATGGCTATGATAAAGAGGGAATGTGGCGAGGAGTGCCACAGCTTACAGTACAAGTTAGAGGAAAGAAGGTTTTTGATCCAAGAGACACAAATCAAACATTTGGAACTGTGTCTACTTATGAGCACTCAGACAATCCAGCTTTATGTTTTCTTGATTACATAACCAATGATGAATATGGAAAAGGTTTAACAGAGTCTCAAATTAATATGTCTACTTTCAGCTCTGCTGCTAATGTCTGTGACACTCTGGTTGATCAGCCTTATTTTAATGGTTCAGCCCAAAGTGTTACATGGGAAGGAACATCTGGAGATGATTTTATTAACATAACTGGAACTGGTGCAAATTCTATTTGGTGGCAAAATAAAATTGGTGAGGTAATAGACCTAGAAGATGGTTCTGGCAATCTTGTTTTAGATGGCGAAGAAATAAAAGATATACAAAGAACACAATTCTATGATTCTAATGAAGCATACTCTGTTTATTTTAATAATACTCTTGGCTCTACTTACTCATCTCAAAGTGGCACGTCTTTACTAAAGGTTAAAAGATTTCATTGTAATGGTTACTTAGACGCTAATAAGAATGTTATGGATAATGCTAAAGAGTTGCTTGCTAATATGCGAGGTATCTTTCTTTACATAGATGGTAAATACGAGCTTTCAATTGAAGATACAGGCTCATCAACATTTAGCATTAATGAAAATCATATAATTGCTGAATCTGGTATAGGTGTTGATTATGGTAATAAAGATAAAAAAGCAAATAAGGTTATTGTTGAATTCTTTAACGCTAATAAAAAGTATGAGCTAGACACAGCCACAGTTTTACATGATGCATCGCCCAACTACACTTCTGATGATGGTGGTGAAGTCTTAGAGGTAAAAGCAGAGTTTCCTTATGTCTCTGATCCTTACATTGCCTACAACATGGCAAAGGCTATTTTAACCAGAAGTAGGAATCAGACCACAATGCAGTTCATGGGTACTCCTGAGATGTATAAGCTCAACGTGGGAGACATCGTTGATCTTACTTATGCAGGATTGGGTTTTAATGGAAAGGTATGCAGAGTGGAAGCCTTAGAGCTTGAGTCAAATGGTTTAGTTGCAGTTAGTCTAATAGAATATTTTGATGTTTATACATGGGAAGTACCACCACAAGAACCAGTAGAAGAGCTATCTAATTTGCCTTCAGCTTTTGCTGTAAAAGCACCAACAGGATTATCTTTTACTGATAGCAGTTCTAGCTCAACAGATAGACCCTTTCTATCTTGGAACGAACCAACAGACTTTCCAGATCATCAATATAGAGTAAACGTAGTAGATAGCTCAAGCAACGAACTTACAAATAAAATTGTTGACACTGAGTTCTGTGATCTTAACTTTTTACCAGTTGGTTCTAATTATGTTGCTAGTGTTAGCTCAATCAATACTCTTGGCGTTGAATCATCACCAGCCACATTAACTTTTAGCGTTGCCACAGCACCTGTAGATACTGCTGATGTTAAAGATGATGCTATTACTTTATCTAAAGCAGCAGCAGATTTAGTTGCTGCTATTGATGCAGGTGGAGCTGGTTCAACACAATTAATAAAATCAACATCAGCACCATCAACAAGGGATGATGGTAATGCATTACAAGCTCAAGATTTATGGGCAGATACCGATGACAACAATCAGATTTATGTAAGAAATGCATCTAACAATGGTTGGGTAAAAGCTAGAGATTCTTCTTTGGTTACTTTGTATAACTCACTAAGCTCAACTGTTTCTACAAATAGCACTAACATTGCTACAGCTCAGGGAGATATTGTTACTTTAACAACTGATACCTCAGCTAATGCAAGTGCTATTTCAAGCTTAACTTCCACAGTTAATAGCAACACATCAGCAATAAGCACAGAACAAACAACTAGAGCAAATGCAGATAGTGCCTTAGCTGCTGATATAACATCACTAACTTCTACAGTGGGTGGCAACACATCTTCTATCACAACCAACGCTACAGCCATATCAACATTAGATGGCAATGCTTCTGCTGGTTATGTATTAAAGCTTAATGCTAATGGCAAAGTAGCTCAGATGGTTCTTGGTAGCAATGCATCTTCTGGAACAGGTGCAACAAGTATTGTTTCTTTTTTAGCTGATACATTTAAAATTGATAATGATGCAGGATCAAGTGTATCTCCTTTTATTGTTAGTGGTGGATCAGTCTTTATTGATAATGCAAGAATTACTAACTTATCTGGAACTAAGATTGATGTTGATACTTTGAATGTTAAATTTTTTGCAAATACAACGCCCAAAATTTATTCTCAAACAGGAGGTGCTGTTCCCTTAACGAAAAAGGGTTTTTATTATAGTGCATCAGGGGCAACAGGAACTGCATATCCATATGTCAAAGGTAACACCACCATAACTGAGGTCAGAAATGATGCTCAATATATATGTATTTTATATGGTGTTTTGGGTGATGTTGACAATGTAAGAGTTCAGTATAGTTACAATAATTCTACATGGGCAGATGTTCCAAATGGGGCAACATTCTCATGGAGTGCAAATACTTATAGACCTTATACTTACACTTATTATGGAACTGTATCAGGTCTTTCCAGCTCACAATCCACTGTATATTTTAGGGTTTATTTTTTTGGAGACTATAATCATACATCATTGGGTTTGACAGTGCTGATGGATAATATGGGTTAATTTATGAATAGCTTTACAATTTATAAAACAGACACAGGAGAAATTGTTGGAACAACAACCTCTGATATAACAATTGATCAGGTTTCTCTAAATGATGGAGAGTCAGCCATAGAGGGAAATTATAGTGGTTTAGAATATAAGATTGAAAACAATCAAGCAGTTCCTAGAACCGAGCCAATAACAGAATTAATTAGACAAAAAAGAAATGACTTATTAATTGCATCAGACTGGACTCAAGTTAACGACAGCCCTTTATCAGACACAAAAAAAGCAGAATGGGCAACATATAGACAGGAATTAAGAGACCTACCATCTTCTCATCAATCAACTACAAATTTTGATGATGTAGTGTTTCCAACTCAACCAGATTAAATATACAATAGGACAGAGGTAAATTAATGGCACAACACGATTACAACCTAGCCAATCAAAGTGGAGCTGACTTTAGAGCTGATTTAAACAACGCTCTAGCAGCCATAGCCACAGTCAATTCAGGGGCTACCGAGCCTTCAACCACTTTTGCCCATCAGTTATGGGTAGATACAGCAAATAGCGTATTAAAAATAAGAAACGCTGCTGACACAGATTGGATCACATTTGGCGTAAGCATTAGCTCATCCAATGTGCTTACAGGTAACTTAACAGGCGATGTAACAGGCAATGTAACTGGCAATGTTACAGGCAATGTTACTGGAGACTTAACAGGAAATGCTGATACAGCTACCACATTAGAAACAGCAAGAACCATCTCTCTATCAGGAGATGTTGTTGGCTCAGTTTCTTTTAATGGTAGTGCTGATGTAGATATATCTACAGTTGTTCAAATTAATTCTATTACTCTTGGAACTGATACCACTGGCGATTATGTTGAAAGCATATCTGGTGGTACAGGCGTAACCATTACAGGTGGCACAGGCGAAAGCTCTACACCAGTTGTTGCTATTGGTCAGGCTGTTGCTGTAACAAGCGATGTTACTTTTAACACTGTAACTGCATCAGATCAATTTATTGGTGATATTAAAGGTGCTGTTAGATTTGCAGCTAAAGCCGATGGTGCTTTATCAAAAGGAGATGTAGTTTATATTTCTGGAGTTTCTGGAAATAGCCCCACAGTTGCACAGGCAAAAGCTGATGATGCATCTAAGATGCCTGCTTTTGGTTTTGCTGCTGCTGATGCCAATGATAATGCTTCTGTTGAAGTTATTACTTTTGGAACTATCTCAGGACTAGACACATCAAATGTTTCTGTTGGACAAATACTTTATGTTTCAACTACAGCAGGTGAATATACAACTACAGCACCAACAGGCGAAAGCTCACAAATTCAAAACATAGGTAAGGTTCAAAGAAGTCATGCTTCTGCTGGATCAATTAAAGCTGGTGGTGCTGGTAGATCAAATGCAACACCTAACTTAGACGATGGCAAAATATTTATAGGCAATGGTTCTAATCAATCATCAACATCAACATTAGATACTTCTATTGTTCCAGAGAATACTAATCTTTATTGGACTACAGCTAGGGGTGAATCTATGTTTGATACTAGATTAGCCACTAAAGACACTGGTGATTTAGCAGAAGGCTCAAATCTTTACTATACAACTGCAAGGGTTAATTCTGATTTTGATACTAGGCTTGCAACAAAAGACACAGACTCTTTAAGTGAAGGAGTCAACAATCTCTACTATACAACTGCAAGAGTTAATTCAGACTTTGATACTAGATTAGGCACAAAAGATACAGGCGATTTAGCAGAAGGATCAAATCTTTACTACACAACTGCAAGAGTTAATTCTGATTTTGATACCAGATTGGCTACTAAAGACACTGGAGATTTAGCAGAAGGTACTAACCTTTATTACACTGATGCTAGGTTTGATAGCAGACTTGCAACCAAAGACACAGATGATTTAACAGAAGGCTCTAACCTTTACTATACACAAGCTAGATTTGATTCTGCTTTTGGCAACAAGACAACCAATGATTTAACAGAAAACACTAATTTATATTACACAGATGCAAGGGCTAACTCAGCCATTGATTCTAGAGTTACTAAAACATTTGTAGATAATTTAGGCGTTGTAGCTGGTAGCGTACAAGCTGATAGTGTTGCTCTAGGAACAGATACTACAGGCAATTACATTCAAACCATTACAGGAACTGCTAATAAGATTACAGTTACAGGCTCAGGCAGTGAATCTGCTGATGTAACTTTAACTTTGCCAGATGATGTGCAAATAGCAGATAGCTTAACAGTTGCAGGAAATTTAACTGTTAATGGAACGCTAACATCATTAGATACTACAAATTTAGACATAGAAGATAACCTGTTTCAGCTTAATGCAGGACTAACAGGCAGCCCAGTCAATGATTCTGGTATGTTGATTAACAGGGGTAATCAAGATAATGGCATCTTTATGTGGGATGAGTCAGCAGACAAATTTACACTAGGTCTGACTACAGCAGATGGCAGTGCTACAGGAAATATTACACTTAATTCACTTGGCACTTTGGTTGCTAATATTGAAGGAAATATCACTGGTAATGTTACTGGTACAGTTTCAGATGTTTCAAATCACGATACTGATGATATTGGCGAAGGTTCAAGCAATCTCTATTACACAGATGCTAGAGCAGATGCTAGAGTTAATTTACAAACAGGAGCAAATTTAGATTTAAGCTCTAAATCAACATCTGACTTATCAGAAGGCACTAACGAATATTTCACCACAGCTAGAGCAAGAAGTTCTATCTCTGCTTCTGGTGATTTAAGTTATAACAGCTCAACTGGTGTTATTAGTTTTACAGCATCAGCAGCACCAGTAACCAGTGTTAATACACAAACTGGAGCTGTAGTATTAGACAGCGATGATATAGCTGAAGGCTCTACTAACTTATATTACACAGATGCCAGAGCAAGAGCTGCTATCTCAGAAAACTCAACTCAACTAGCTTACAATTCAACCTCTGGTGTTCTGACTTACACTCAAGGAGATACTGACACAGTTAGCGAAGGCTCAAGCAATTTATATTACACAAGTGCAAGATTTAATTCTGCCTTCTCTGGTAAATCAACCAGCGACCTTTCAGAGGGTACTAACCTCTATTACACTGACGCTAGATTCGACACTAGATTAGCCACAAAAGATACAGATGATGTTTCAGAAGGTTCAAGCAATCTTTATTACACAGACACCAGAGCTAACTCAGCCATAGATACAAGAGTAGATAAAACTTTTGTTGATGCCTTAAACGTAGTTGCTGCATCTGCTACAGGCAATGCAGGCACAGCTACAGCCCTAGCCACAAGCAGAGACTTCAGCATTTCTGGTGATATAACAGCATCAGCAGTTGGTTTTGATGGCACAGGTAATGTGGCTCTATCAGCAAGCATTGATGCTAATACAGTTGGCATCACAGAAATTGATGTAACTGATGGCACTAACGGTCAGGTATTACAGACCAACGGTTCAGGAACACTATCTTTTGCAACTGTAAGCGGTGGACCTACATTTAAAGAAGGTGGCACGAATTTTGCTAACTCAATAATGATTGGTGATGATTCTACTGGAACTTTAAGTAGTGCAGAAAGAAATACAGGTGTTGGTAAAGATGTGTTTGCAGCACTCACTTCAGGAACAGGCAATCATGCTTTTGGTTATCAGGCATTAGATGCTCTTACTTCAGGAGCAAACAATGTCGCTATAGGAGAAACTGCTTTAGGAGCGAATCAAACTGGTAATTATAATGTTGCTGTTGGGCATGAATGTTTAGCAGCAAGTACATCATCTTACAATGTTGCGATTGGGTATAAAGTTTTAGATGCACAGACAAGCGGTGCAAACAATGTAGGTATAGGATATAGAGCGTTATCTGCTACAAATGGTTCGTGGAATGTAGCAATAGGAACTGATGCACTCAGAACAGAAGCGACTTCAGGGTCAAATGTTGCAATTGGTGGCTTGGCAATGCAAACATCTAATGGTGCATCAAATTGTACTGCTATAGGAAAACAAACAGGTTATTTGCATACAACTGGTGATTATGACACTTGGGTTGGTTCTAATGCAGGATTCAATTCAACAACAGGCTCAAGTAATACTGCTGTAGGTTATACAGCTTTGTATACAAACTCAACAGGCTCTAGTAATGTTTGTATTGGTAAAGCTGCAGGTTATGCCATAAGTGTTGGTAATGAAAATGTCATGATTGGAGACAATGCTGGAAGTGGCAGTACAGGCGCAGTAAATGGAAATGTAGCAATAGGACATCAAGCTTTCTACAATCAAACTAGCGGTGGATATAATGTTGCTATAGGCGTACACAGCTTATATAACGGTTCTTCTGGGCATTCTAATACTTGTATAGGTTACAGTTCAGGGTATCACACAGGAAATGGTTATAGAAATGTAGCAATTGGATATAGCGTAAGCATACCAAGTAATTCAAATCATAGATTTGCTATAGGTTACAACAATGCAGGCGGACAAAATACACAGGACTATGCATTGTCAGTACATAATGGAAGTTCAGCTTATGTAAGACTACTCACAGGAAGTACTACGGTATCTGCAAGTTCTGATGAAAGAATTAAAAAGAATATAGAAGATTGTACTTATGGTTTATCTTTTATTAATAGATTACGCCCAGTTAATTATAAACTTAAATTAAATAGCGAATTACCTGCGCCTTGGAAAGACGAAGAAGTAGAAGATTACGATCAAGGTTGGATGAACGGATTCATTGCACAAGAAGTAAAAGCTGCGCTAGATGCTGAAAGTATTCCTGCCGAAAAAGTAGAACTATGGTCAGAGGATGCAGATAATGGTGGGTTACAAAGTTTAGGAGAAGCTGCACTCATACCAATGCTAGTAAAAGCATTGCAAGAAGCTGATGATAAGATAGATGCTTTGACAGCAAGAATTGAAACTCTAGAGGGATAATATGCAAACAGTAACAGAAGTATTAACATCAGCAACAGATTCTGTAAATTTGATAAATGATGTAAACGATAATGGCAGTTCATCTGCTCATGTAGTTCTAGGCATGTCTCAGGAAGAAATTAACGAGATGATACAAAGAAATGTAGACCATCTTGAGCTTATCTTGGCTTATACAGAACCTGACGTAGTAGGAGACTCATCAGATAAGTCTAGCTACACAGATGCGATTGCTACTGGTTTAGATTACATTTCAAATAATTCTTGATAGAATATAACTTTATTAACTAGCTTTTATAGGGAGCAAACTATGACTGAAGAGAAAAAAGAAATGACAAACGAAGAGCCAATCATCATTACATTTGACGATGTACCTTACAGGGCATCTGATTTAAATGAAGATCAACTGCCTTTGGCTGTTGACTTAAATCAAATAGTTCCAGAGCTTAGACAATTAGAGCAAAGGCACGCTAGATTAATGAGAGAAAAAAATCATTTGGTTCAAGACTTTAAACGTAGCTTAGAGGTGGAAACACCAGAAGATACACAACCAGAGGAATCTGAATAATGGACTTACTTACAATTATTAATTCAATCGCAATCGTTTTTCTTATGTGGCAACACAAAGAAGATATCAAAAAAATATTCAAATCATAATGCCTAACTCCAAGCCAACAGCAGCAACAGTTCATACGGAGCTTATTCGCCATGAAACTGAATGTGCTGAACGCTGGAGAACTAATTTCAAACAACTAGACAAACTAGAAGCATCTATCACCAGAATGATGTGGTGGATGATTGGTGGTCTTACAACCATAGGTGCTAGCTTGTTGACCTTAACTCTAAGGACTCTATTCACATAATGAAATTCAACAAAATTAAAAGCCTGATAGGTGGCTTAGTGCCAACGATTGCTGCTGGCATGGGCTCACCTGTTGCTGGCATGGCTGTGAACATGGTAGCTGATGCACTAGGTTGCAAGCCAGAGCCTAGATCAATAGAACAAGCTTTGGGTGATGCAACACCAGAACAGCTCATTAGACTCAAAGCAGCAGAGCAAGAGTTTGAAGTGCAAATGAAACAAATGGACATAGATGTTTTTGCCCTTGAGACTCAAGACATACAAGATGCTAGAAGCAAATTTGGTAACGATTGGACTCCTAAAGTCTTGGGCTTGCTTTCAATGATTGGCTTTATGGGTTACATCTTTTTTATTACAGCTTTTCCAATTGATGACAGCTCTGACGATATTGTCATGCTGATCATTGGATCATTAACAGGTATAGCTACAGCAGTTATATCTTTTTACTTTGGAGCTAGTAATAAAAAGGAGAAATAATGTACGCTTTTATGCATCAAGAAGATAAACATTTCGATAGAGATTTAATTAAAAAAAGACTAATAGATTTTGAGGGCTTAGTCCTCAAGTCCTACGTTTGCCCCACAGGATATACCAGCGTGGGCGTGGGTAGAAATCTTGAGACCAATGGCATCACAGAAGAAGAAGCCATGTATCTGCTTAACAATGACATCAGCACAGTCATCAAGAAATTAGACAAGCACTGGATAACTTGGCGTAAGTTACCCATCACAGCTCAATACGTCTGCATAGATGTGGTCTTTAACATGGGCATTAATACTTGGATGAGCTTTAGAAAAACCAGAGCTTACATGGAGCTAGGTGATTTTGAGAAGGCTGGAATCGAGTTGCTCGATAGCCAGTATGCAAAACAGGTTGGCAGAAGAGCAATCTTTAACTCGGAGCAATTAGCAAGCTGCCAAGAATAAGCTATGGCTAGTCCTAAATCTGTTGGGGATTTTGGCGAATACTTAGCAGCAGCATACTTGTCTCTGGTCAATGAGATAACCACAGTTCTTATAGTACCTCACGAAGCATCAGCAGATATTATCTTTGAATACAAATTGAAGCTGTTTCGCTGCCAAGTCAAAACTGCATCCAGAATAGAAGATAATAGAACAGGCTGGCGTTTTGATTTAAGGCGTGGGGTCAGTGCCAAAGATAGAACCTACAAAGACAACAGCATTGATCTGTTTGCTTTGGTCTCAGCAGAGCACAAAAACATTATCTTTACTCAACCACCCAATAAAAATCAAATCACCTATTCAAATGAGCATATGAAAAACAACGATGCTCTCAAAAACCTGCAAGATATTATCTCTAAAATTAATTAAAATAATTACTAATATTTGTATACATATATGAAAATATATGCATAATAATACTTAAGAAAACATTTTAAGGAGATAAAATGAGAAACCAAAAACTAATAAACAAAATTGAAAAAGCCATAGAGACTAGAATGGAAGCTAGGGGTTATGGCGATAACCCTGAAGAGCTTGTAGAGAAAAACAGTAGCTATATCTATTTGACTGCTCAAGAGCTTTTAACAACTGTTAAAATGAAGCGATGCACTGGTGTTTCCTTAAGCACTTATTTGGGTGGTCATACTGAGCAAAGCATAGAGGAAGGTAAATGGTACACCCATGCAAATAGCTTTTGGGTTTCTTTAACCAAAAAACAAGCCAAAGAAGCAGTAAGCAAGTTAAGTGATTCTGATAAAATGATTAAGGTTTTATTTTCTGGTCATCGTTGGGCTCACAACCCTGACACTAATAAATTCAGCATAGTGTTGTAACCCACCCCACCAGTAACAAGCTCCTTCATTGGGGCTTTTACTGGTAGAACTAACTCATTTTTTATAGGAGATAAAATGGAAAACAAAAAATTAAGAATCGCACTAGGTGAAGGTTCTAAGATGTTCACTCTTAGAGCTTTCTATAAATATGCAGATGGCTGGGGTAACATTCATGAGTCAAGCTATCATATACAAAATCTAAGCATTGACCCTACACAGGCTCAAGAAAAAGCCAGAGCTTATGCTGATAAAAGAGATATGCCCTTAATGGACACATCATGGGTCTTTGATGTCAATACATTTGATATTGAGAGAAAAAGCAAAGAAGAGCTTGCTCGTCTTAAGGCTGAAAAAGAAAAAAGAATTGCTAGAGCAAAAGAGATTAGTGCCAAGATACAAATGAATTATCACACCCTTATGTGGGGTTACTTTATGGCTCAGTCATGCAGAAAGTTTGATGACTTACAAAAATTGGCTAATGTTGCTGAACTAGATACAGAAAACAGAGTTACTATCACTGGCGAGCTCATTTATGAGAAAGAGTATTACAGTGATTGGGGTTGTGTGCTTAAGGGTATTTTTCTTCTTGAGACTGGTCAAAAGGTTTTTGGCTCAGTTCCCAGCATTAAAGATCAGCCAGTTAACATTGGCGATGTAATACAGTTTGATGCAAAGATAGAAAAGCCAAACGACTTTGATGGCACATTCTACTTTTTCAAAAGACCAACTAAAGCAAAATTTATAAACCAAGTTAAAGAGGTAGCGTAATGAAAGAAGCAAGAAACTTAATACTAACTAACAGCTTTAATCAATGTCCATTGACTCAAGCTGCTCGTAGGATCAGAAGAACTGTAGACGTTATCAAGAAAATAGATACAGATAATATTTATGAAGAAAATAACTTAACAGCTCTTAATAAAAATTCTTTTTGGAAGAAACTTAATCGAGAAGAAACGAGAGAGATGAGAACTGTTTTAGGTATGCTCAGAGTAATTCAAGAAGATTTAGAATATAACGCTACTTATAATGATAGGGGGGCAGAGTAATGAGTAAGAAATTAATTACTAAAGTAGGGGGCGTTAAGATTGTGGCTGACAATCATAAGGAATTTATCGCTAAAATTAAGCTGGCATTAAAGTGCCAGCACAACCATCGAATCTTCAAACAAGAAGAATTCAGATTAACCAGAGGGGAGAACTATGGTAGGTAAGCTAACAAAAGACGATGAGCTATCAGCATCAACTGTAGCTAATGCAATGGGCAAAGGTAAATACAAATCTAAGCAACGTCAGTTGCAAGAGCACATCAAAGCCAAGCATGGCGAGAACATTAGATTTGACCAGAACACAGCTATGGAGCTGGGAGACTTTTTTGAAGATGGCATCATAAGATTTGCAACTGAGAAGATGGGTCTCACAGATGTAGAGACTGAGTTTCCAGAAGCTTTCACTCATCCATTCTTTCCTATCCAATGTTCTTTAGATGGAACTGCAATGGCAAATGATTTGACCATTGAAGAGAATCCACAACTAGGCATTTATATTCCAGACCATGAGCACATTACTATTAATGGTAAAGGTATCATTGAGTGCAAACTAACTAAAGATTATCCAAAGGATTATCCTGAAGATTGGCGTGGTTGGATTCAGCTTAAAACTCAAGTTGAAATCACTGGTTGCTCTTGGGGTATGCTGGTGATCTTTAGTCATACAGCCAATGAGATCAATTACTTTTTCTATCAACGTGATCCAGCCTTCAGCGAGGAGCTTAGAATATTGGCTGATGATTGGCAGAAGAGAGTTAAAACAGAAACTTACTTTGATCCTGAAACTTCTGATGATGCTTATGTGATGTTTGAAGATATCCCAGTGGCTGAGGATGTTTTGGAAATGGAAGAACACTTTACAGCTATGATTGCAAGGCATGAAAACATTGATGCTGAGATTAAAGAGCTAAAAGAAGAACAGGACTGTATACAAACTGCATTGATGGAAAAGATAGCCAATCATGAAAAAGCTGTTTGTGGCTCATACAGTCTTGACTGGGGCTACATTAATTATAAGGCTACACCTGAAAAGGTAGTGCCTGCAAAGGAAGCCAGAAGCGTTAGACGTAAGCAGGTGAGGATTAAGGAAAGGAAATGAATCCATATAAAATAAATGACACAACAATAATAACTTTTAGTGGTGGCAGAACCTCTGGTTATCTTTTATATCAAATTCTTAATGCCCATGATGGTCAGTTACCTAAAAATTGTTATGTTGTCTTTGATAATACTGGAAAAGAAATGCCACAAACTTTAGATTTTGTTAAAGATTGTGGTGATAAATGGGGCGTAAAAATTCACTGGTTAGAATTTATACCAAATGGAGAGGTTGCAGGTTTTAAAGAGGTTGATTATGAAACAGCAGGAAGGAATGGAGAGCCATTTGAAAGGGTTATTGATTTTTACACACATAGAAGAAAACAAAATTCAAAAATTATTGGAAATCCAGCCTTGTTACCAAATCCAATTGCAAGATATTGCACCAGATGGATG